CTTGCTGCAGTAGGTGAGCGACTTGACGATCGAGTCGAGGGCGAGCGGCGCGCACAGAATCCCCATCTCCTCGTCCCAGCGGAACCCCCGCTTAAGGAACGTGGCGCTCGCCAACGGCCGGTAGTCCACCGGCGCGTTCTTGTCGGCGTCAGTAAGGACGACCCCCCTCGTCCTGAGGTACTCCCCGATGGTTCTCGGGTTGTACCACTCACGGATCTCCGGGCAGCAGGCCATCACATGATCGTCTCCGAACACTATGAGGCGGACCTCCACCCAGAACCCCCGCACGACGCGTCCCTCACTGAGGTGCTGGTAACTGTCCCAGTAGTAGTAGATCACCACTAGACAGTTGAACACGGTGGTGGGCGCGCTCCCGCTCGCGAGGCCGCCCCACGTAAGGGTCACGACCCCGTCGAAGACGGTCACGCGTACCACGCAGCAGTACAAACAGTAGAGCACCGCGCGCAGGGCAAAGGCCACCCAACCGATGAGGCACGCGAGGCGGTAGATGACTGTCGAGACCACTGAGAGGGTGCTCTGCGCCTGGGTGATGTCAAAGCCCTTGAAGTCACCGTCGAACACAACTCCGTCGGGCGCGACCGCGCGCAGATGGTCGGCGAGAACCACCCAGTCAGCCGAGTGTGCGCTCGCGCCCACGGCGATGCCGAGTGCGCGAGCACTCGCGAGGATGAGTGACAGGATCGGCGAGAGGAACATGCGACACACCATGAAGAAGTCCATTTCGCTGAAGTAGATCACTCGCGACTTGCCCTCGGCCACCTTGGACGCGGGGCGCATCTCGTCCTTGAACGAGGCCGCCCACACCTGGCGGTTGACCCACGACCCGATGTCGCGGAAGACCCCCCCCACGCGATCGCGGAGGAAGTCGCCCGGCTGGCACGCTCCGTCCGCGTCGTAGCTGACGTACGCGCTCTTGGGCTTGCCCTGAAAGGCAAATCGCCCCGCGGACTTGTCCATGGCGACGGCCTGGATCATGGCGTCCCCCTGGACCGCGCGACTGAAGCCCCAAGGGGACGTAGTGACGCGCCCGACGAGCACCCGAGCCACGACCTCGTCGACGAACCTGTCCACACGGGCCTTGGGAAAGGGGGGGCAGACTTGTGGGGCGGCGAGGAGGGCCACCTGAGCGGGGTCGATGATCCGAGTCTCACCGCCGACGACGGGAACAAGCGTCCGCCGGAGCATGGGGCTCGCAAGGGGCTCCCGGAGCCTATCCTCGAAGATGCGAGCAAACGGCGTACGCGCCCAGGTGCCCTCGCTAAGGGCGCTCTTGGGTCCTCCCATCCCGAGGAAGCAGAACTCCGAGCGGGACACGTCCACGTAGCAAGGCAGATTGTAGTTGTCCGCCAGAGCCGGTCTCAGCACAAACGCGCCCTGGGACACGCTCTCGACCACTGGGGGCTGAGCGAAGAGCTCCCTCGAGCTGAGGCGCCCGAGGGCGGACATGACGTCGCGGAGCTGCACCTTAACGTAGCCGATGCGCGGGCTACCGTCGACGGGAGAGACCCCCCCGAAAGAGTGCACCCCGACGATTGAGGCGCGCCCTGATCGGGTGCACACGAGCGGGGCCCCGCAGTCGCCCGACTGGCCCGCCCCCGTGCTGAGGATGCAGCTAAGGCGATCCCTCAAGGAGCCATCCACCGTGTCGCGCACTGCCCGTACGTCTGCGGAGAGCTCCAAGATGCGCCGCGGCTCGACCTCGATCCGAAGGGACCGGTCAGGCGCATCACGCAGCACGGGAGAGTCGCAGTCGTCCCCCACCGAGAGGGCCACTCCATCCGAGATGTAGGAGAGCAGCGAGGGGAGGGAGGGCATGGCGAGATGAGCCAGGACCAAGTCCTGACTCACCTCCTCGATCGACTCCTTGGAGATGTAGCACGCCTGAGTGACCACCATGCCCCGCTTGGTCACCCGTGTCACCGCGACCCGCACTGGGTAGCTGAGCCCACCAAAGGCGTGCTGGTTGAGAAGCACCACATTGGGGCCCACTGGGATCGCGTTGTTGGCGACGACGGCCTCGCCACGCTCGCCACCCAGCACGAGGCGGACGAGGTGAGTGCCCAGGATGTGGGAGGGGACACTCACAGGCGCTGGCTCGAGGGGCTCGTAGCACTCGTCGGCGACCACACGTGGCTCGACCCGCCCGCGACTGCGGAGGTCGGGGAGATGCTCCTCG